AAAATAATAGCAACATCGATGGACTGCGTTTGTTCTTGCTCAAATATTCTTTTTAAGCATTTATATATAATCTTATTACTATCTATGGTAAATGTAGATTCTTGAATCAGATCTGTTATTTCTAAATATGCAGTGTCCCCATATTTGCAGACACCGGCTAATACTGCTCGTTCTGCTGCGGTATCAGATAAAATCATCCTGGGCTCCTAGCGCAACTATTACACTTATATCTACTTGGAGAATCCGACAACATAGACGGATTAACAGAATCTTTTCTTCCACATACTCTACATACTACATTTATTGGATCAAAAGATCTTCTGTTTCTTGGGGTTGGAGAATGTACAGATAATGCTTGATCTATAGCCCTATCTTCTTGATGTAGTTTAGACTCCATCATCTCATCGAATCTATTGACGAGGTTTCCAGTTTTATTAACTTGTCTTGGAGAAACAGTTTTAATTATATTCGTTTGTTGTTGAGTGGATTGTGCGGGCTCATCATTTGGCTCAGATATAGTATCCTTTGTAAGCATAGCCTGCAACATACTAATCATCTGTTTGATCTGATCTGGAGATAAATTATCCATGTTTCATACCCTTAAGTCTTATAATAGAAAGTAAAATATCTGATAAGTTTTTAACTGACGAAGCTATATATGTTAACCTGTCGGATCTTTGTTTAGCATATTTCTTTATTTTTTGCAAAGAAGCTGCTTTGTCATTGTGTTTGATAGCCTGTGAAGATTTTTCCACATAACCATATCCCTTATAGTTATTAATATCGTCAGCAATAATTTCTTTAATTGTTTCCTCTGCCCAATTAAATCTTGCCGTTTCTCTATTAATAGTACGCTGTATATGGAAAGCAAATTGGCCCAATCGATACGCTATTTGTCCGCAGTCTTCAACAGTTAATTTTTCTAAAGAGTCTCGTGACATCGTAAGATAGTCATTAAGCTCGGATTCCGGCATAGAATCTGATACATATTTTGGCATACCGACAGAGGTTTCGTATTCGTCCAGAATTTTATCCCATTCTGATACTTCTTCTTTACTGGTTTTTGTATTCATTTGTTATTATTTCTTTCCATTCTTCAATAGTTTTGTCAAAAGGCAGTTCTATGTATTCAATATTATTTATTTCACACCACTCCTGTTTTTCTTTGTCTCTTTTTTTATGTTTAGCAAATCCCATCATATTAACATGGTAAAATGCCGTAAATTTATAGTGTTGAGATCCATGTACTTCTATGCATTTTTTAAGTAGAGGTAAATAAAAATCTAGATATAATGTTTCCGATTTTCTGAGCGGTATTGGAAGTTCTTCCAAAATCTGAAAAGTTGGAAAACATTCTTTTAATAGTCCACGAGCTTTTAAATGCAGATCGGACTTATTATTCATTTTACCATGGGCTATGCCTCCTGTCAAGCTCCAATTTTGAGTATTACCATCTAGATCAATTACTTGCTGCATTTGATGCCCATAGTTTCATATAGTGCTTCTGATAAGCTTTTAAATACCTCTGGATTATCATAGATATATTGTCTTATTTTTTCGGTGCCTTGAAATTTGGGTTTGTCTTCTACTGATGTTAAAGTATACCAAGCCCCGCTTTTATTTATAAGTCCAAAATCTATACAAAGCATAGCCAGTTCCATGGCTTTATCTATTCCAAAACCATATCGTATATAGCTTTTTATGGTTCCACCCGGAGGCCCCAATGCAGAACACAACACTTGCCAATCTACTTCTTGCCCAATTTGCGGACCTTCAGCAGTTGCTCTCCAAGCGGTGAACATTTTTGCTTTTAGTTTTACGTCTGTTTGATATGCTATGGCCTGACCACTCTTTTCTTTCCACTCAACATTACCGTATCCAGGATTACCCATAAGATGAGTGATACCAATAACAATATTTTTATTAACAGGAATAACGTTAGCTACTTTTCTACAAAACTTAGCTAATAATTTTGCGCCATCAGCTCTTTGCATTTTATCCATATCGCTAGTAATTTCTGCTTCAGTACATAAAGCAGAATATGAGTCGATGATAAGAACACACCCAGGTTCTTCGTTAATCAATCTTTCTGCTATTTGAAGATATTCTTCTGCGTGTAAAATTTTGCCTTGTTGAGATCCTATAACATCAAATCTATTAAGATCTAATCCAGGTATGCCTTCAAGATCTCTTTTTTTCAATCTACCTTCGATATTTAGGTAATACACATGCCTTGGTTTTTTAAGATCTCCTTGATATTCTGGTTTTTGTGCCGTAGCAGCGAAGTCTAATGAGGTTGTGGTTTTTCCGCATTTTGGTTGTCCAGTAAAGATTACGAAACTGCCTTCTGGAATACCACCATTGAGAACAATATCTAATGATGGACTAACCGGTATAGTAATTAAATCTTTATCTACTATTGACGTAGCAGACAATATGATGTCGGCACCAAAATTTTTCTTAACATCCTCTTTAACTGTCATTGTCTATGTCCTCTAGTCTAGAAAGTATATTGTTAGATTTATTTATACGCCCAAAAGAAACATCTGATTTACGAGAAATATCCTTTGTTAATTGGTTGTTAGTAGACTGTAGAATATCTTCTTTCTCTTCTATGATAGGTTTGAGGTGCGGCGCTCGCAATGAAAAAATTTTATCTGCTCTGCTATCTAACAGCGCTGATACAATAGCTTTAGCACTATATTGAGACAGTAGCTTATTGGCGGAAGCAATTTGATTACGAAAAAAAGCACTCCATTTTTTTGATAACCAAAAACGAAAATGAAGATCTGTTTTTTCTAACTTGGCTTTTTTTTCACAAATTAACTCAGTAATGTACTGAGCTTCAGATACTGATTTATTATTAGAGTATCTTGATATATATTTATTTGTTTTTTCCATCTTGTGGTTTATGTATTTTTTTTGCCAAATCATTTAGACTATTTTCAATAATATTCATGAATTCATTAATCTTATTATCTAAATTAGTACCAGACGGTATGGGAATATGAAAAGATTCATCTAAACATTGATCTAGTGATAAATATTTATGGTTTTCATAATCTATGGAACTAACTTCTGCTCTAACATAAAAAATCAACTCACGATTTTCATTTGAAAGATGGTTTGGTTTATTTATTTCATCAAATGCGTAAGGAGAAGATGAATCGAAATTTTCTAAAAGATTAGATTCTGTGTTTTCTGTTACTTTTTCAGATAACTTGGATTGAATTTTTTCTTGAAGAGTTATAAGTGTTTCGATTTCGGATTCAGATAAAATATCTTTAAAAATATCTTTGTTTGTCATAATTAATTAGATGGCTTAAAAATATATGGTTTATTTGAAGGCGTGGGTATATTACTTTTTTTACTTTCATCGGCAACTTCCGAAGCCGCCTTGGTCATAATAGTAACCTTGTGTTTAGCAGAGGCGCTGTCGGTTATCATTAGATCTTTTATTTTTGATTTCACAGTCTCTGTTTTGTTATTGATAGTAGAACTGGTGATATGTTTATTTAAAACATTCTGAATTTGTTTATCTGTTAATTTTAGCTCCTCACCTATAGCTTCCACCGATAAATTTTGACTGTTTAACCATAATATTGCATATTTATGCAAATTAGTTATTTTATTCATTATAATATCTCTCTTTCAGCGTTATGTAGCCATGAAATATTTTTAGTTGATAAAAATTTTAAATATAGTTCGAAGGTTTTACTATTTACTTCTTTGAATTTTTTATTGGTGCGACAAACAGAGTTCAAAAATTCTGTGACGGGTCTTTTGTCTGTTTGATCATAAATAGATAAAGGATTAAATAATTTAGCCGATGGATCTAATCGTATAAGATACTTTAAGGAAGCATCAGAACGTTGAATTTTTTTAGCATATACTTTGTCATCGTCATTATTCCTAGTAGGGATGCCATGATTGATATCATCCTCTTCTCCAGCCATAGTATATAGCTCAACATTTTCTCTAGTATTTTTTGTTCCAAAAACATTATTATTACTAAATATAGACATTTATTTATTTCTCCATTTTGTTTTTTGTGTTGGCTTCTTTATTCTAGACATTCCTTTTGGTAGTTCTTTGGTTGATTCTTGTAGTTTATAATCGTTGTGTTTTTTAAACAAGGCTTCTTTTTCATCCTGTGATAGTTTATCTCTATTTCTATTTGCCAAATCGCCAATAGTTTTGAGTTCTGAATCGGATTTTTTAACAGATGTGTTTATGGTAGCTGCATCTGCTATGTATTGTCTGGTGGTGTTTTTGGAGGAACACAGAGCACACCTAGGGGATTCCTGATATTCCCTAATAGAAAAAAACAATTCAAAACTACCATCACACTTATCACATTTATAGCTATAAACAGGCATATTATTGGATATATATCAGCCACGGTTTTGGAATATCATGTGAT